TTTCTCCACTTAATAAAACTCCTGTGCCATTTATTGTTGGCCTAGATGCAAAAGTCTTAATCCCAGAAATATTTTGATCTCCAGTTGTAAAAACTATTGTATTTGGTAAAGTTGCAATTTCTCCGCTTAATAAAACTCCTGTGCCATTTACTGTTGGCCTAGATGCAAAAGTCTTAATCCCAGAAATAGTTTGATCTCCAGTTGTGTAAACAATATTAAATCCCGTAGCTAATACGTAATTAATTATGTCAACTGCTTCGCCAGTTAAAAAAACTCCCGTGCCATTTACTGTTGGTCTAGATTGAAAATTAATACTTCCATATACATTTGGTTTAGCAAAATATACGCCACCAGTGAAATCTAATGTAAGAGAGTGAGCTCCAGAAGAATTATGAGTTCTATCTTGACCATCGCCAAGTACTGCTGCTCCAGAATGACCTGATGGAATAAATGAACATCTTCCTCCTGGTATATAACTATAATCTCCACTTGCAATATTACAAGTTCCTCCACCAATAGTTGAAGAATTTCCATCCGTGACATTACAATATCCTCCACCAATATTTGAAAGATCTCTATTTGCAAAATTAAAACATCCTCCGCCAATAAATGAAAGAGTTCCAGTTGCAACATTAAATCTTCCTCCACCAATAGTTGAACAAGATCCACTTGCAATATTACAACGTCCTCCACCAACATTTGAATAAGTTCCAAATGCAGAATTACGACATCCTCCGCCGATAGTTGAAGAAGATCCTATTGCACAGTTAAGTCTTCCTCCTCCAATAGTTGAATAAGATCCTGTTGCAAGATTGCAACATCCTCCACCAATAGTTGAAAAAATTGCTGATGTAGTATTATTTCTTCCTCCACCAATGTTTGAACAAGCTGATATTGCGCGATTATAAATTCCTCCACCAATATTTGAAAAATTTGCTGTTGCATAATTTTTATATCCTCCAGCAACAATTGAATAAATTCCTGATGCAATATTAGAATATCCTCCTCCAATACTTGAATAATTTCCTAATGCAGAACTACTTCTTCCTCCACCAACAAAGCTATAGCATCCACTAGCGAGATTTCCGCTACCACCAACCACACTTGAGTAGCATCTAGTAGCATCGTTGTTATAGCCTCCAACTACTATAGAATAATCTTCTATTGAGCAGTTGGCTCTTCCTCCACCAATAATAGAGTAAATTCCTGATGCAATATTAGACCTTCCTCCGCCAATAGTTGAACCTGTTGCTGTTGCAGTATTACAATATCCTCCACCAACATTTGCATAAGTTGCTGTTCCACAATTATATCTTCCTCCACCAACATTTGCAAAATTTGCTGTTGCACAATTATATCTTCCTCCACCAATGTTTGAGTAATCTCCTGATACAATATTACCTCTTCCTCCACCAATTGCTACTGATTCACCAGTGAAAAAATTATTTTGTCCAAAAAATCCTGTTTTAGCAATCAGCCTATCAACAAAAGTTTTGTTTCCACTTATAGTTTGATCTCCAGTTGTGTAAACAGTATTAAATCCCGTAGCTAATATGTAAGTAATTACGTCAAGTGCTTCGTCAGTTAAAAAAACTCCTGAACCATTTACTGTGGGTCTGGATGTAAAAGTTTTAACCCCGCTGATAGTTTGATTTCCAGTTGTAAAAACTATTGTATTTGGTAAAGTCGGAATTTCTCCACTTAATAAAACTCCTGTGCCATTTACTGTGGGTCTGGATGTAAAAGCTTTAACTCCACTGATAGTTTGATCTCCAGTATTAAAAACAAGATTGGGAGCAATTACTTGACTTGCAAAAGTTTTAACCCCGCTGATAGTTTGATCTCCAGTTGTAAAGACTATTGTATTTGGTAAAGTTGGAATTTCTCCGATTAATAAAACTCCTGTGTTATTTACTGTTGGCCTAGATGCAAAATTTTTAACTCCACTTACAACTTGATCTCCAGTATTATAAACAATATTAGAAGCATAAATTCCTGAAACAAAATTCTTAACTCCACTTATAACTTGATATCCTGTAGTATAAACAATATATGGATTATCTAGTCCAAATAATTTTAAAGTAACTAAATCTGGTTGTAGTATATATGTTAATTGATCCTGTAAAGTCGTAACTAACATTCCTGCTTTTCTGCGAGCATAAGTAACTCCAGTAATAAATTCTGCTGCATTATATACAGTTCTATATCCTCCTAGTCCATATTTCTCATCATGTGTAGGATATATATCCTGTGTATCTGTTGGTACAATTGTATCTATTATCCTTGTTCCTGGTATTTTAGCCATATTACATAATTATTTATTTTTTAATTTTAAATATCTCATCTATCTGCTCTTTAACGCCTAGAACATTTACCGTAATTGGATCTGATCCATGCAAAAGCCACCGATTTCTATATACATAATAGTCCTCCGTATAATTTACACTATTTTTAACAGAAACTATACTTTCATTAAAATGCACATCTCTTTTATCAATAATGAAACGATATCCTCCTTCTATAAATTTTGGCGCATGAATTATACCCTGTAATTTACTATTTTCATAGTCTTTAAAAAAATCTATATTATTGAATCCTGTACGAGCTGGCCAAGCAAAATATAAATAACCACTATTAGGAATAAAATTCTTAGCAGAGGTACGAATTTGTCTTGGGTCAAAATTATATTCTCCAGATAATAATCCTGTAATTTCATCTCCAGTTAATGATTCTTTAGATGAGACTCCATAATATCTTTTTGCTACAGGATAAATAAATGTAGTAGGCGAACCAGTCCACGGATCAATATTAAAATCTGTTAAATATCCATCAATTATTCCTGAAAAATCTAATTGCCATAATAATGGATCTAATATATTATACAAACCAGAAGTTCTATAATTTCTTAAATTATTACTAATTACACCAGTTGTTCCTGAACCTATTATTGATTGAGCTGTAGCAGTATATTTTTCTCCAGGCCATAATTGAGTAGGATCTGGTTGCCAAATTAAATTTAATCCTGTAGGCCAAGAACCTCCTATTTCAACAACTTTAAAAGTTCTTATTTTTGATCTATAATGATCTTTTAAATCTAGAATTGGAGCACTACTTTTAAAAAACATGGTGAGTCCTCCACCACCACCACCACCCCCTCCATCACCACCGCCACCACCACCACCATCATCTCCACCTCCACTACCTGGTCCTCGTCCTCCTGCGCCCATATAAGTTCCTGTCTCATCTTTGGGAAAATTAATATTTTCATCTTCTGCATCTTCTTCAATAGAATCATTAAAATCTTGATCTTCGTCCTCTTGACCCTCTCCATTTCCAGCAATTATTGATGCTGGTGGTCCACCCGCGCCAATTGGATTTGGATTAACATCTAATTCTTTCTCACCTTTTTCAGGATTTGGTGCAAAAAAATCATCTTCTTCTTTTAATCCACTCGCGATAAGTTGAGTAAATTTACCACCAGTTCTAATTACCAGTTTTGTTATTTCTTCGTCTTCGTCTTTGTAGACTTCATCTTTTTCTGGATACTTTCTACCAGATTTAAAAGCTTTTCTGAATAATTCTTCTTCTTCTGGTGAAAATTTTTTAATTCCAGTTATAGCACCTTTAAATTTTTTAATTTTTCGAATTACTTGAAGACCATTATCTATAGTTGACATTTTTGAAAATAATCCAGAACGCATGGTAGTTCCTGCTCCAACTCTCCACTGGCCTCCTCCTATGCTATAAACCCAAACTCCTTCAGAATTAATTGTATTATAACCATGAAAATTTTTAGTTCCTGAAATATCTTGATCTCCAAGATTATATAATATATTATCTGCATTTATTTTTGATGTATAGGATGTAAAAGGTAATTCTATCCAATTTTGTGAACCAGTGCTAAGAGTCCAAAATCTTCCACTATCTTGAGTATAAACTAACATACCTAAAGACCTTCTATTTTCAGGTATATTATAAAGTTGCGCTATGCCACTAACAGATCTGTATCCTCCTTTACCATATATATCAATGTGTGATGGAAAACGATCTCCAGTATCTCCTGGTAAAATTGGCGATGTAACATTTGTGCCTGTTAAACTCATAAAATTTAAAAATTCTCTGGTCTAACTTCTATTTTAATTTCTTCTGATCTATTATATGGCCAAGGAGATCTAAATAGATAGTAATCTTCTTGGTTGTTGTATTTATTTTTAACTCCAGTAATTATTGATCTTTGAAAATCTGTTTTTTCTCCATCAAGAAAAAATTGATAACCATTTGGAACTGTTTGAATTATTTTAGAGCTACCATAATTTCTAAAAAAATCTATATTATTAAATCCACTATCTGCTGGCCAACTAAAATATATATATTCTCCAGTAGGTTTAAGACTTTTTGCAGAATTTCCAATTTGCTTTGGATCAAAATTAAATTGTCCGCTTAATAATCCTGTAATTTCATCTGCTGTTAATGATTCTTTGTCTGATGTGCCACAATATCTTTTTAAAATAGGATAAATTTCTGCATCAGATTGTCCAGTCCATGGATCAATATTGTAATCACCTCTATTTCCTAAAATAGCACCACTAAAAAATAAATTCCATGTTATTTTTTCTTTTATATTATATAATCCAGAAGCTCTATATTCACCAGTAGTATTAGAAATAATTTTAGAATCTGAAATTCCATCTAAACCTAATCCAGTGCCAGTTAATAATTGATAATCTGGTATAAATATTTCATATTCATATAAATTTGGTGAATAAGGGGCCCATGCTAAATTAAATCCACTTGGCCAAGATGAATTTTTTTCAACAGCTCTAAATAAACGCCTTTTTCTTGCGTAATCATCTCTTACCTTAATATAAGGTGCATTACTGGTAAAAAGCATCAAAACTCGAATTCCTAATACATTTTCTGGAGATCCACCGTCTCCGCCAAGGTTATAGCTTGATGCAACTAAAACTCCAGATATACCCGATAATACTTCTGAACTAGTCATTTCTTGATTAATTTCATCGATAGTACCTACAGCATCATCGAATGTAATTTCTTGAATATTTCTTGCTTCAACTCCTCTAATTCTATGATATGTTGATGTGCTCGGTTTATTATATGATGCAGCAATATCTCTTGAGGAATAAGGAACTTCAAAACCTTCACCGTTAAAACCAATTCCTGTTTTTCCTGCCCAAATTGAAAAAATTTTATATTTTGCTCCTAATACTGCTCCATCTCCTATTCTAACAGTATCTCTTCCTAATTCACTATATCCACGTCTTGTTCCTGTTATATTTCTAGCAGGATCAAAGGGCATCCAATATTGATCTAATTCTTCTAATGGTACTCTGCACCAATCATCATAACATACTGATCCATATCGTCTTTGCCTTGGTCCATAATTTATAAAATCACCTAAAACTAATAAATTTTTATATAAGCCTGTTGCTGCTCTAACTGTTCCATAAAATTCTGTGCCTTCTATACTTTGAAAAGTTTTGGCACCCTCAATAATTTGATATCCTGTAGTATAAACTATAAAATCTGGATCAATTCTTCCATCTCCTGCTTGAAATGGCAAAAGTTCCCAATTTTCTGATCCGTAAACGCCAGTTCTATAAATCCAAAATCTTCCATCTTCTATATTGTGAACCATCATACCTAAAGATATTCTTTGTGGAGATATACCATAAAGTTCTGCAGTGCCACTTATAGTTCTATATCCTCCTTTGCCGTATATATCTATATGCGTAGGAAAATCATCACTCTCATCTCCTGGTACAATTGGAGATGTAATATTTGTGCCTATAAGTCTTGATAAATCTGACATTTTATAAAGCCTCTACTCTAATATTGATACCAAATTGTTTATATTCACTTCTATATACATTATAATTTTCTGTAAAACCTTTTGTATTTGTAAAACTAAGTACGCTTAAAATCCATGAACTAGAACTTAAACCATTCACTCTAAAAGTTGATGGTCCAAATGATTCTGGCCAAGCAAGATATATATATCCTCCGCCAGGATTAAAATATCTTTCTTGAAATCTGTTTGAAGCAAATTCAGAATATTCTAAGCCAAGTAAAGCATTATTATCTAAAGTTTCAGAAACGGTAGCTCCCCAATATCTTTTATTTAAAAAAGAAATTGTAGTTGGCGTCGTTACTATTGGTGTTTTTACATCACCATATTCTAAGGTGAAGGTTGTGCTTTCCGTCATCGGTACTCCATAAAGAATTTCTCTGATACCAGTTCTCATTTGATCGTCATACGAAGGTAATTCTATAAATCTTTGTCCTGTTATAGTTCCAGTAGCTAATGTCCAATTGATTCTAAATGGAAAAACAGTAGTTCCTTTTTCTACTGTTCCATTAAATCCTGGTATAATATTAGATTGTCCATCTAAATATCGATAAGCTTGAGTAGTTATAACCATTCTTGGAGGAGCATATAATACTATATCATATAAACGTTTTAATGCATCGTTTACATTTCTTTCTCCATAAGTAGAATAATTAAAAGATACATTAGCCGCATTATCTCCACTAATTAATACTCCTGTATATTGAACTGTTGGCCTTATATCAAAATTTTTACTTCCAGAAATGGTTTGATTGCCTGTTTTAAATATAGCATTAGCTGAAATTAAATTTGATAGTACTCCTGTAGTATATTCGTTATTTAATGCTTCGTAGAAAACTCCAGAAAGTCCTACTGGATCTATTTGTTTAACTTTTATTAAATTATACATTTTTCCTTTTACCTTTTAAAAGATATTACACTTATAAGTACTGATATTATTATATCAAATAACTTACAAAGACTTAATTTAAATTAATTTTATTGTTTAGATTGGCTATGGTAAAGTATGCTAGCCACGTATGTATCTATACCATGTTCTAGGGCGATATCTTGTATATTTGAAATATTATCTAAATTTTTATCTTTTGGCTGGTCAACGTATTCCTTAAAAGAAGCGTCCCAAAGGTCGGGATTTTCATTAGCTATAACAATTTTTGTTATTTCAAATGCTACATCTTTTTGTTGTTTTGAAAGTTTTCTTAATGAATGCTTTTCTCTTAATGAAGATTCTATTTTTTCTTGAATTTTAGAAGCTAATATAAAATTATTTTTAATTTTTTCAATATCAAAAAGCGCCGCTTTAGATTGTTTGCCTTCTCCAATAGGTTTAACATTCTTGGTTGATTGAGGAGTCCCACTAGATCCAGCAGGTCTTCCTGCTTCTCCTGCTTTTGCTGCGCCAATTAATGGTTGATATAAGCCTTGATCTTTTAATTCTCTAAATTTTTGTTGTGATGAAATTGAATCTTCTAAAGAAGGGAATTTGCCAGTGTCAATTGCTTCTAATCCTTCTTCTGGAGTTAAAATACCTAATTCCATTAATCTTGTATATATTCTTGAGTATTGAATATCGTCTTTTAAATCTATATCTTCAAAAACTGGAATTGGAAAATTTTTAAAACCAAGTTCTTTACTAATTCTACGAATCTCTGGAATAAGGAAATTATTTATAAAAGTTTCACGAGCTTGCTTTAATCTCTCTATAAAAACTTGTACTTTTATACTTTGATTTGCAAACTTTTCATTTCCAATAAGAATATTATTTAAACCAATTTGGATATCTCTGTCTACAACTTCGTATTTTTGTGGGCCAATAAGATTGCCAATGTCAGGAATTACAAATTGAGCTTTTGTTGTATAATCTGCAATTAATACTCTACCAACGCTTTGATTTTCAAAAAGTTTTTGCATTGCTTCAAGATTTTTTTGATTAATTCCTCCATTATTTGGATTATCTCCCATGGTAACTAAAAGAATTGATTGTTGCATGGTTCTGGTAATTGCCATGTCCATTTTTTTCATCTCGGCTTTCCAATTAATATCATCTAATACTGGAAAACCCATAGGGACTGCGAATGGCTCGTAGTCTTGTTTCTTATAAAAAACCGCAGATAATCTTTCTCTATCTAATGGAAGAGTTAAAATTCCAACTGTTTTCTTTTTAATTAATTCTTGAGTTTCTTTTGGAAGACTTTGCAAAACTTCTATATCTTCATCAGTTTTTGGAGATTTTAATCTTTCTAATTCATAATCACTTAATATTTTATAATATCTTCCTACAGAAAAATTTATGCTACTACCAATTTGAATATCAGCTGGATTTATAATAATATATCTAGATGGTAATTTAATTGAAGCGGCTTTAGAGATAACTCCAAACGTTTGAGTAATTTTATTAACATCTTCATTTTTAATTTGATTATCAAAACGATATATAAAAACATTTCCACTTCTATAGTATTCACGAAAAAATTGATCTTGAAGATCATATATATTCAACTTCCTTAAAAGAGCAGAAAAGAAATCTCTACTTTTTTGACTACCATTTTTAAAGTAAATATTACTACAAGAAAACTCTGTCATTAAATCAATAGTATTTCTGAATATAGCAAAATTATAATAACATTTTTGACACAATATGACAGCGTCTCTTATGTTCATATTTGAGTCATTTTTTATTCCTAAAGAATATCTAAATGGAATTAATCCATCTTCAATATTTTTATATCTATCAGTTTTTGTTATCGTGCCAGCAACATTTCTTCTCATAGAAGTTCCATTTGAAGATGCCTTGACTTCTTGGAAAGAAGCGTCAGAAACCATTAGAGGTTGAGTTTCCTCAATTTTAACGTTTTTTTGATTATTTTTAGATTTTTTAGCCATTTTAACTATAAATATTACACATTATCGGATCATAATAGGCGAAAAAGTAGGTGTTTCTTCAATAACTTGAGTGCTCATCATATCATTATAGCACTTAACAGCCCAATTCGCTAACATAAATGCTGAATAATTATCTTTTCTTGCTTTATTTGCTGATGCACTTCGTTTAAGATGTTGCGGTAAATCAAAGCTTTGAGTGCCTCGACTTGTGGCTGAATGTTCTATTAATACGCATTGTTTTTTAGTTTGATAGATAAAATCATCTTGATTTTCAATAAAATCCAATATTGTCCAATCTTTTTTATCTTCTGTTTTCATTAATTCTAAAGGGATATTTAAGCCTACTGTTTCATTAAATGAATTTTCATCTGAAGCAGTTCTACTAGCAAACCAAACTCTTTTATAATCAATACATGCTTGTAAATATTCATTTGCTTTACGAATAAAGCTCGCTGTAAAGACTTGATTAAATGCAATTCTTCTATCTTGAAGATTATATTGATTTTTTGCATTTTTAATCATTAAGTCATAATCTACTCCTTCTAGATCTGAATCTATATCAAATGTTTTAATTTCTATTTTTTCTTGTTTAAATATATTGGACTCGTTACAAGCTGCTAAAAATGTATCTGCACCAGCATTATCAAGAATCATAAATACAATATTAAAATTTTTAATTATATAATGTAAATAATTAACATGATTTTTTAAATTTCCAAGGCCAGCATAAGTATGAACTAATATACCTTGCTGTTTTTCTTCATCATATTCCATTATCGCCATAGCAAAATAATCTGCATTTGGACTGTCGCTCATATTTGGATCTATCCCAAGAATATATTTTTTATTTGGATTTCCTTTCATTAAAGTATGAGGTTTTTCGCCAGTTTTCAAAGTACATTCTTCCATTTTTTTTGCATTAAAATAACTATCGCTTCCGTCTGTAAATTGTGCACAATATTCTCTTAAAAATCCGCTATGGCTAGATCCTCCAGCTTGAGCTTCTTCAATAATTGTTTTATCTATCATTTCTTCTGGAAGAGACTCGTAGCTCATTTGACTAACGAAATATGTTGCTTCTCCTTTTTCTGCATTATTTATTTTTTCAGACCATTCAAGATAAGTTTTATAAAGATTTTCGAATGTATAACTTGCAGATGAAAGAGCTATCATTTTACTTGTGTTTTCAAAAATCATTCTATCGTTTTCTTTCATTAAACCTTCAGCAATTAATTTATCTTCAAATTCACGAATTTCCATTCGTTCTTTGATGTTTTGTGGCGCAACCAAGAATGGCATTAAAACATTTTTAATAATTTCCTCTGGTAAAAGAAGAAACTCATCCAATACAAGAATATTAGCTCGAAAACCTCGTATTTTTTCTCCATTAAGAGGAATTGCTACGATACTTCCACCATTAATTTGCCATTCAAATTGATCATTTCTTTTTGCTTTTGCTCCAAAGCATTGAGCTAATAATTCTGCTCCAGGACTTTGTACGATTTTTTCAAGATTATTAAAAATAAATCTCGCAGTCCTGAATGTTGGGCCCGCTATAAGAATTTTAGTATTTGGTTCAAATACACATTGAAGAAAACAAAATACTGCTCCCATAAATGATTTACCACAACCACGACCAAAAACACACATATTGAAATTTCTGTTCATCATTGCTTTCAAATGAATTTCTTGATATGGCGCAAGTTTAACTCCACTGATTAATTCTGTTGAGAATCCAATATTCGCTCTTAGGAATTTAGCAAGACTAATTTTAGCTTCTTTATCGTTAAGAAAACCTTTCAATTGTGAAAGTTCCGCGTTCACATCCTTGATTTCTTTTAAATATTTTTCTGGACAATGCATCATAAAATTTTCATATCATATGCTAGTTGCAAATCTATTTTTTTATAAGAACATTTGCTAGCAAATATACCCTCTATTAATCTGGTCATTTCTTTTCTTCCATCAACGAATAAAAATTGAATATTATCATATGATTGTAATAGTTCTCTAACATTATGAAATATATATTCTGGTGTTGCTTTTATTTTTTTACTTATATGAGGAAGATATTGAAAACTTAATGCATTTGATAATGTTTCTTCTACCATAACAACGATATATGAATTATTCTTTTTAGCTTTTTCAATTTCATTTTTAAATCGATCATAATTTTTTACGCTTAAAGTGCTTATGAAATCGCTGAGACTTTTTCTTTCTATGAAGCAATTGCAGTTATCATTTGAACAGGTATAATCCCCAAACGATAGAGTTTTAATTTCAAATGGAGTATCAAATTTTAGCCAGCTTTGTTCTCGGGTGTCCACATATATTGTGTCTTTTTGATTTAATTTATTTTTAAAATTGTTTATAAGTAAATTGGGATCAATAAATTTATTTTCTAATCCTATAGAAGAGCATACATCATAATAGTTTTGAAAGATTTGATTGTAAAATATGATTGATGGTGCCATTATAGTTCTTAGTTCTATTTGAGTTGGAGAATACGTTAATCCCTTTAATTCTTTTCTTTTTATTAATAATTGTTTACAATATTGCTTGACTTCCTCTATGGGTTGACTTTTAAGCCATTTTTTCATATTATTTTTATCATTAAAATCGCTATTAAGATATTGTTCTTTTGATTTAAAATTGATTAATTCTTTAGTAAGTAAATCTCGGCGCTCATAATATTTTTGGTAATATTTTACTTTATTTAAACCATATCCCTTTAAAGCAAGATGAAGACTTTTTTCATCTTTAAATTCCTTGCCATCTACTTTACATATTATACTCATCCATTTAAAATCTCATCTTTTGAAATGCCTAAAATTTTGCATTTTATTTCATCCATTGTAGATAATCTATCTATTTCTTTTTCGACTACTTGTTTGCGCATTTCTGCCATTTTTAAAAGTTTATTTCTACTATCTTCTTCTTTCCACATTTGCACAAGATTAATTATAGAAGCTGTTTCTTTAACTTGTTTGCTTAATTTTTCGCTTCTTTTTACCTTAAGATCATTGAGTAATTTTTGTTGACGATTTACGCAATCGTTATATTCTTTTCTTGCAGTATTGCTAGCTTCAACAATAGCCATTGGTATTTTGCCATCTTCTTGAATTGCTATATCAATTTGATGCTGAAGTACATTGATTGTTTGTTGAATATTAGAGGATATTACAACTTCTGTAGCTAAAACAATATATTGATCAACTTCTTCTTG